GGGCGCAGGCTGACAAGGAATGGCAGCGGCAGGAAATATTCCGGTTGGTCAACAAGCGGATGGAAGATGGAAATATAACAATCTACACGTCCAACATGAGCACAGATGCGCTGAATGTAGATGCAAGAACCAGAGACAGGATCATCAAGACATGCGTGGAACTGCAGATGCCAGAAGAAGGAATCAGGAAGAAGAAAGCTGCCGGAGAACAGAGACAGTTCCTGGCAAGCGTGATGGGATAGAGGAGATGGCTAAGCAAATACTTACAAAAATTAAAGATGAGTTAAAGACAATGCAGTAGTCCAGAGTTTTGGAATACAATAAAAGAATTTTACAATGTGAAAAATGATGATGAATATTTTGATGCATTACATAAAAAAATCGAGGATTTATACGAAATCTATCCAGACAGCTTGGCAAGATATCTGTCTTTAGCACTCTATAAATGGGCGGAAGATGTGTCAACAGGAAAAACGCAAAATATAAGAAACATGGAAAAGAATGTCGTATAAACACAGCAATGGAAGTGCAAGGAGTGGAGTGGCATTGAATGTGCTATGGAGAAGCATATCAACGAAGTGAATTGAAATGTAAAGGCACGGCTTGGCGAGGAAACGCAGAGGAGTTGCTACGAAAGGTATTGAAACGATATGCATAGCTGTGGCAGAGCCAGGAAATGAGGGGCGGCGCAGAGGCATGGAAAAGAGTAGCTATGCGAGGAAAAGCGAAGATGCGCGGCGGAACTGAATCGCATAGGTCAGCCAGGGAGAAGAACAGTATGGCAATGTAAGAAAACTATAAAAATTACAAGGAGAATAGCAGAATGAAAGAATTAAAAGTAAGATTGACATTTTTGGAAGAAATTTTAGGAACAGCAAGCGCAGACCCGGAAATCCACGAAACATTTATTGCTTCGAATGCACCAGACGCACCAACAAGAAAAGAAGAGATTGAAGCAATCGGAATTGAAGAAGTGATCGAGAAATCCATGACCGTATTCCCGAGAGATAAGGGCGTACCGATTTACTGGGATTACCAGATTAAGGGCTTTTTCAAAGATGCTTGTGGAATGATGAGAAAGGTAACCGGTTCAAAATCTTCAAAAATCAAGGCTTACAAAAAAGAAATTGACGGTCTAATTTTCGTTGAAGAACGCAAAATTCCAATTCATTTTGAAGGTGAAATAGGAACTTGCCAGAGGCCACTGAGAGGACAAACACCGCAGGGTGAAAGAATTGCACTGGCAAATAGTGAGACAATACCTGCCGGAAGTTGGATTGAGTTCACAATCAAGTGCTTATGCGAAAGCCATGAAGCAGCAGTCAGAGAATGGCTTGACTATGGAGAACTGAGAGGCATCGGACAGTGGCGTAATTCAGGTAAGGGCCGCTTCAAATGGGAAGAAATATAAAAGCATGACAGGAGTGATAGAAATGCCATATAACACAGCAAGAAAGTACTATGAGGGTATCCAGACAAGGAAAGACATATATCTGTACATCATAAGATACTTGAAAGAACATGATTATCCGCCAAGTATTCCGGACATTGCAGCAGGGCTGAGCATATCCAATCATACTGTACAGAACCACTTTGGCGAGCTACTGGAATGTGGATTGCTTGAGACGGACAACCCCGGCACACCACGAGCGTATCGGGTGAAGGGATACAAGTTCAGAAAGGTGAAAGAAAAATGAGCAGCAAGTTAAAAGTCAAGAAAAAGACCAGATTCCCTGTTCAGACCCCTAATCTGGCAGCTCAGGCATCCGGGCGAGCCATGCAGAACTGTCAGAGTCAGCTTAAAGACATAGAACAGAAAGCCTATGAAGATGGCTTTACCGTTGGTGAGGATTGGAGCAATACGATTAATACTGTTACAACGATGATGGCTCTGAGGCGTTTATATGGCTTTTCCACAAAGCGATTGCTTGATGTGATAAGAACTGCCAACGAGTACGTTGAAATGGCAAATAGGGGCGAAATGAGCGTTCTGAGCATGATACAGGACATTGAAGAGAACACAGATGTAAGATTTGACGAGATGAATAAGAATCTGGTTAAGAAGATGGGAGTTTAGTGTGCCGGTTATTTACATGGGCGAAAGGACAATGAGAATGGAGAAGAAAACACCGGAACAGGAATTAGAACTGTTAAGAGAAAACCTATTACATGAGCGTGCTATCTGGGAGCGCATCAATGAAAATGGCTGTAATGATCCATTCTGGACGGACGGATGTAATATGAATCTAACCAGAAATCATATTCTTGCATACAGAAATGAGATTGCAAATTGTTGCGAGGAACATAATCTTCCGCTTCCAGAAGAATATTTTCTAAAAGTACCGCCAGAAGTTGATGATAATTATATGGCAAACTTTAACCAGAAAGCCCGTGTGGATAGATTGAAACAGCAGGGTGATACATTAAGCCGGAAGAAAAAGAAGTTTATTGATGATGGACAGATGGAGTTTTGTTAATTAACCATGTAGTTGATTATATGGGGAAAATGAGGAAGAAAAATGAAAAATAATAATTACACTTTTTTTAAACCAAAACCAAAGAAAGTAGAGAGATACATTCGTTGCAGAAAATGTGGTGCCGCTATGGATGATAGAGATTTCCCTTTTGAAATTAAGTGCCACAAATGCGGATATTCGTTTCAGTCAAAGCCGTGGGAGCCACAACCTATGACGGCAGAAGAAATTACTGAATTATATTGTAAATTGCGCTATGGAAAGTGAGGACGCGAAATGTTAATCAGAAGTCAGAATAAAATAACGCTGATAAAGTTTGAAAACATTGTTATAAATATCAATAACATTAATGGCAAAGAAATTATTTGCTGGAGCCAGATGAATCCAGGAGAAGATGAATATATTTCATTGGGTCATTATTCCACCAAAGCAAAATCCATGAAAGTGCTGGATATGATTCAGGAAGCATATGCGAACGCAGAGTTAATTCCAATGGCGGTTCCGAATATTGAAAAGATGTTCACAGAAGCGCCAGCATCAAAAGAAAATGAACTTTTGGCTGAAGCTATTGGAAAAGCGCTTATGAATAAAATGGTCTTTCAGATGCCAGAGGATGGGAGCGTGGAAGTATGATTACATTCTTGTTAGGACTTACACTTGGAATCATAGTCGGAGCGGTTGGCCTTATATGTGTAGCGATCATATACGACAAACACCATCCAGACGAATAGAAAGGAGAACGGTATGCTGACAAGGAACAAAAAGCTGAAAGACTACGGTATTCCGGCAGAAGACATAGAAAAACTGAATACGATGCTGAAAGACTTCCCGGCAGAGTACGGATATCTGCTTTCCAGTGCTGCCTTGTCAGCTTGCCCTAAAAACACGGTGATAGCGGATATGGTAATTGAGAATATCCTACACCGGAAAAGTTACAGGAAAATCAGCAAAGAAAGATATATCCCGATGAACCCAAAAGACTTTTATGGATACAGGCGCAAGACCGTCGCTGTACTGTATGAGAGAATGCGGTTGTTGGGAGTGTGGGAGGATGAATAAATGCGGTTAATTGATGCAGACAAAATAATTGACTCTCTTGGAAATTCGGATATGGATTTTGCAATAGGCGCAGTTATTGACGAACAGCCGACAGTTTTTGATGTGGACAAGGTTATTGAGCAGTTAAAAGAATTAAAAATGAGATACTTCTTAACAATTGCAAATACAAGCGATGCAGATAAAGATTGTGCTTACGAAAATATTGCAAATACAATTGATAAAGCAATTGAAATCGTGAAAGGTGGAGGAGCTAAATGAAATATCCAGAAGAAATGTATATTGATAGTCAGATATTTGCGGTGGATATGGATGGTTCGGAATCAAATCTGACAGAAAAAATCGTAAAGATAAGAACTCCTCATTCGTGCTGTGTATGTGAAAAACAGATACCTAAAGGCGAAAAAATGTTAAACCAAAAAGCAATAGTAGAAGGACAAGGCTGGTGTAGCTGCTACATTTGCATACCATGTGTTGAAAATTGGCTAGAAGAATCAGGACAAGTAGAGGATGGTGAAGTTGAATGAGAGAAATTCTTTTCAAGGCAAAGTGGAAAGATAACGGCGAATGGATAGAAGGATATTACACGGAATGCAGGGGTGAAACATTTATCGGCATTGATGTATCCAGTATATTTGAGATTTTTTGCCCTCCTGTAATTAGATGGTTTAAAGTTAGCTCAGAAACCCTCTGCCGGTTCACAGGACTTTGCGACAAGAACGGGAAGAAGATTTGGAAAAATGACATTTTGATGTGCCATGGAAACCCAAAAGACCTTGTAAAAGTGCTATTTGGAGAATTTGGTGTAAGAAATATTGAAACCGGCTCCATAGTAGACAAAGTTGTCGGATGGCATTATGAGGTTGTTTCGACAGATGCAATCAGCAGATGCGAACCATTCTGCTGGCCAATGCCATTGACAGAATATTATATCGAAAGATGCGAAATGGAAGTAGTTGGAAACATTTTCGACAATCCAGAATTATTACAGGAGGAACACTGATGCAAAGAGAATTTATTTGCGGTGACTGCATGAATTTTCTCCCAGACTTTCCAGATAATTACTTCGATGTGGCAGTTGTAGACCCTCCATATGGAATAAAAGAGCATGGAGGAAAGAATCGAAGTAAATATGTAAAGCAGAAAAATGGAAGTTCTATATACGTTCCAGACGGAGGATATAAAAATTTCGGATGGGACAATTCGCCTCCTGAACTTGAATATTTTAAACAATTGTTCAGAGTTTCTAAAAATCAAATTATATGGGGAGCAAATTATTTTGATTATCCAATGGCTGGCGGGATGATTATATGGGATAAATGCAATGATGGTTCCGACCAGTCTGATGCAGAAATTGCGTTCAACAGCCTAACAAGAAGAGTAGATATATTCAGATACATGTGGAGAGGAATGTTTCAGGGGAAATCAATTGCTGAAGGAACTGTTCAACAAGGAAATAAGAAATTAAATGAAAAGAGAATTCATCCAACACAGAAGCCAGTAAATCTATACAGGTGGATTTGCCAGAAATATCTGCAGAAAGGAATGATGGTGCTTGATACGCATGTGGGGAGTGCAAGCTCACTGATTGCATATGAGGAATACGGTCTGGAATATGTCGGCTATGAAATCAATAAAGATTATTACGATTCAGCCCAAAAACGGTTGAACGAGTTCAGATCACAATTAACATTATTTGATTTAGAAATGGAGGAACACAAATGAGTAAATCAGTATTAGTGATAAATACGCCAAAATATTGTGCTTTATGCGTTTTACGCAGTGGAGTGCTTCACCCGTTCTGTAGAGTAAACAATAGAGATATTACAGATTTGAGTATTAGACCTGAATGGTGTCCATTGAAGCTATTACCGGAGAAGGACACAAAAAACCATTTCCCGGACGAATTTGAAGATGGGTATGCTGCTGGTTGGAATGGTTGTATTGATAAATTACAGGAGGAAGTTCTGATGATTGATTTAAGAAATACATGTGTTCTGGTTAGAACAAAAGAGGAAAACGAAATGCTTCTTAAAGAAGCTGAAAAACAGGGATTCCAATGGCCTACAAAAAACTATTGCAGACCATTACCAAAACAACATTTTCCAGACATTTTAAAATTTTATGAAGACAAAGATGTTACCCGCGAAGCACATATTGGCACAGACTCAACTTTCTACGAAGCATCAGAACTCCTCGGCACAAAAGAAATGTCTGCAAGAGAGTTTGCTGAACGGATTGCAGATGTAAGCAATTGTTGCGAACGTGAATGTATAGGATGTGTGTTGGACAACAGGAATAATAAGTGCAACACGGATTTGTGCAATACACGTAATTGGGAAAATAATATAGATGAACTTCTTGAAATTGCAAAAGTAGGAAAAGGGACAGTTCCTACACCCGAAGAGAAAGCAATTGAAAATATTGAGAAGTTTATCGAGAATCCAGATCGTGCAGCGTTGAATGATGAGTTTGTAGAATCTTTGAAGCTGGCAGTTGAGAAGCTGAAAGAGGTGAAGTAGATGGAGAGATTAACAGAAAGAATAAAAAGACTGCAAAAGGATGACTTGATTGTGTATAAAAAGGGAAAATATGAAGATACAATTCCAGCAGAAATGACAAATGATGATATAAGGGCAGTATTGAAAAAACTTGCAGCTTACGAAGACTTAGAAGAACATGGCTTGCTTGTGAGATTACCGGTTAAAATCGGTGATGATATTTATAAGATTCCGAGCAAAGCGAATTACGATTTAAATGTTCTGAATGGATATAAAGCAAATAACAGAGTATATCATCAAAAAGTTTATAGCATTGTATTTTCGCAAAGAGGATGGTTCATACAGTGCGATAAAGACAGTATTTATGTCCCAAATGTTATTTGTGCTGACATAGGATACGGAAGAACATGGTTCCTTACCCGCGAGGAAGCTGAGAAGAAGTTGGAGGAGATGAAGAAAAAATGAATTCCATAATTGTTTATTGGGATGATATTGTTGATAAGTTTGATGCTTGTCAAATAATAGATAAATTTATTTATGATTCGTTTACGATGCTTATTAGTCCTAATGAATATGCTCAAACAGGGTTGATTTTTGAAATAGCAACTAATAACGGGAATCCTAATGAATGCTCTTGCAAAGCCATCTTCGTAGACTTGGAAAAAGAAAAAGAGGTATACATAGGAGAATTTAATTGGAGTGTGCATGGTGAATATACTACTGTAGAAATATACGAAAAAGATAGAGAATACGAGGAAGCTTATGCAAACTGGGCGAGTAATATATATGCAATAATGTCTTATATAATGACGACCGAAAGAAAAAGAGTGGAAAAGCAAAGGCCTGTGCAAATGGCGAATTCCAAAAAGAAGCATAAAGCTAAAAGTAAAAATAAGAGCGTCTATCTTCTTTCGGAAATCGTGGATTACGTGAATGATAATGACCTGCTAATAAAACCAAGTAAAAATCACAAAATCACTTGTCCTTGTTGGAACGTAAGAGGACATTACAGGACGTATAAGAGCGGCAAGAAAGTATTTGTAAAGCCTTTCGAGAAAGGGAAAGAACGTGGAAAAGTAGCACCAAAACAGCATGTTTATACGATTTGAGAGGAGTGATAAATATGCCAGACAAACTTACACCAGAAATAACACCGCAGCTCGCCATATCAGCATTCGCAGTACTACATCAATATTGCAGCTCAATCAGTCCACATGACTGCATCAGATGCACATTTTACGAACATTGCCCGGAATGTTTCATGGGGTGTCCGGGAGATCAGGGCGAGACGATCAGAAAATTGCGTAACAATGAATAAAATTAGAGAGTCGGTATTTACCGGCTCTTTTTTAGCACAAAATTTCTCAAACATGTACCACAACTTTTCCACTGACCTGTGATAGAATATACTCAGAAGTGTTACTATGGGGTTTTATAGCTTAATTCAGAAAGGATATGATTGGATGTTGATAGGATGGCAAACGAGGAAAATTTAAAACCATTTACAAGCAATCAAAGCCGTGAGGAAGCCGTGAGAAACGGACAAAAAGGCGGTATTGCATCTGGATATTCTAGGAGACAAAAAAAAGCCCTTTCTGATTATGTGAAAATTATAGCTGAAAGCCCTGCATCAAGTACTGCAAAAAAGAAACTTGCAAAAATGGGGATTGCTGACGAAGACGCAAATAACATGGCAGTCGTAGCAACTTCTCTGTATAAAAAAGCGGCAGATGGAAATATACAGGCTATCGAAAAATGGGAGCAGCTAACAGCAGCTTCAAAAGACGATGATGAAAAATACGAACTTCCTGCCAGAGTGCTCGGCAAGGCATTCGTGGACATTAACCGACAGATTAAGCCCAACATTGAATATGTATTCGAGGGCGGCCGAGGCGGTCTGAAATCTTCATTCGTAGCTTTTAAGATTGTTGAACTTATCAAGAATAATCCTCAGATGCACGCCTGCATTACAAGACAGGTGGCTGGTACTCTGAAAGATTCTGTATATGCCAATATGAAATGGGCTATCAATGAACTTGGACTGATGGAAGAATTTGAATGCAAGGTGTCACCACTTGAGATCAAGTATATTAAGACAGGGCAGACAATATACTTCCGTGGTCTGGACGATGAAACCAAACTGAAATCTATTAAGCCGGAATTTGGATATATCGGAATCCTCTGGAAAGAAGAAAAAGACCAGATGAAGGGAGATGCTCAGGAACGTTCTGTTAATCAGTCAGTACTTCGTGGTGGCGATGAATCTTATGATTTTTCATCATACAACCCACCAAAATCAAAATCAAACTGGGTAAACAGGATCAAGCTCACACCTAACCCGAAAAGAGTTATTCATCATTCGAGTTATTTGGAAGCCCCGGCGGAGTGGCTTGGACAGAAGTTTATTGACGATGCAGCGCATCTGAAAGAAATCAATCCAGAAGCCTATGAGCATGAATACCTGGGTGTTCCAAATGGTGACGGCGGAAACGTATTTGAATATCTGGAGATTAGAGATATTACAGATGAAGAAATCGTCCGCATGGATCGTATTTTCGCTGGCGTAGATTATGGATGGTACCCGGATGCCTTCTGCTATCTCCGAACTTATTACGATTCTGCTAGAGAGAAAATATATCTGATTGACGAATTGTATGTAAATAAATGGAGCAACTCCAAGACCGCTGATTGGATCAAGAAAAAAGGCTATGACGATTATACGATGATATGTGATTCCGCGGAACCCAAGTCCGTGAACGACTTCCGGGATGCCGGACTTCCTGCCAGAGGAGCGATCAAAGGGCCGGGAAGTATCGAGTATGGTTTTAAGTTTTTACAGACTAAGACACTTGTCATTGACCCGAAGCGGACACCGAACGCATATAAGGAAATCACAGAGTATGAGTACGATCGGGACAAAGAGGGAAATGTAATAAGCGGTTATCCTGATGGAAACGATCATGCAATCTCGGCACTTAGGTATGCTTATGAGCCGTTATTTAACAGGAGGGGGTACAGTGCATAAAATGTTAGATAGGTACTTTCCAGATAAAATAAATAAATTCTTAAGCATCGGTTTAAAAATATATGGATCATCCGACATTAACGAAATCTTAAAAGTTGTAGAATATGAAGACATTATTGTGCGAGATACTCCTGTAAGATGGATGGATTTTAAAAGGTAGATTAAATGGGACTTATAACAACACTAAAAAGGTGGTTTAACATGATTTTCAAAAAACAAGCCGAAGAGGACTTTAATATCCAGGCAGCAGAATTTCCAGAAATGGAAGCACTGATTAACCGGTGTGCGAACATCTACAGGGGCGTACCGGAATGGCTAGATGATAAGAATAATATCAAGACGATTAATTTTGCAAAATCTGTCTGCTCAGAGACTGCCAGACTTGCAACATTGGCGATCGGCATTCAGATTGATGGTTCTGCAAGGGCAACATGGTTGCAGGAGCAGATTGACAAGGTATACTTCCAGATACGCCACTGGGTAGAATATGGCTGTGCTTATGGAACAGTATTCATTAAGCCAAACGGTGAGAGCCTTGACGTATTCACTCCGGCAGACGTGATGATTGTGGATTACGACAATCAGGAGATTAAAGGGATTATATTTAAGGATTCGTATACTGTTGGACGGAAATACTATACACGGCTTGAATATCATAGATTTGTTGAGACCACAATAGATGGCGTGACAACTTATCCGTACTACGTTTCTAATAGAGCTTACGTATCAAAATCTCCTCAGAGCATCGGAGATAGAATCGACCTTAAACAGACCAAATGGGCTGACCTAATGGCAGATACGCCGCCAATCCTCAAGGCAAACGGCGAGAAGCTGGACGGACTGTTGTACGGAGTACTGCGGACACCGCAGGCGAACAATGTGGATATCAGCACACCGCTTGGACTTCCGATATTTGCCGAAGCCATTGAGGAGTTAAAAGACCTCGACATTGCATACAGCCGAAATGCAAAAGAAATTCTTGATTCTAAGCGGACTGTTCTAGCAGATGATAGACTACTCATGCCGAGTGGTTCACCTGTCTCCGCTATGACACCACAGGCAATGGAACACAGATGCTCAGAAATGAGTTTGCCAGATTATGTGAAAAACGTATTCGGACAGGACGAGAAAGAGTTCTATCAGGAAATCAATCCGATTCTAAACACAGATACCCGTATAAGCGGCATAAACGCCATTTTAAGCCAGTTAGGGTACAAGATTGGATTCTCCAACGGGTATTTCGTTTTTAACGAATCTAGCGGCATTCAGACAGCTACAGGAGTGGAAGCGGAACAGCAGAGGACAGTGCAGTTCATCAAGGATGTAAGGGATAAGTTGGAATCTTGTCTGGATGAAGTTATTTACGCATTGAACGTTTACGCTGATCTGTACGGGCTTGCGCCTGTTGGAGTCTATGAAGTCAATTATGATTTCGGAGACATCCTATATGTGCGTGAAAACGACCGTGCAAGATGGTGGCAGTATGTGACCACTGGAAAGGTTCCGGCTTGGTTGTATTTTGTGAAGTTTGAGGGAATGACAGAGGATGAAGCGAAAGCAATGGTTGAAGAAGCTCAGCCAGACGAACCAACATTATTCGGAGAGGAGTAAAATGGACACTAATATCATACCAGTACAATTAGATTATAGATTCGTGACAACCCGTAAAATCTGGCAATACGACTACGGTCAGATATTGAGTATCACAGGACAGAATCTTCCAACAGCTACGGAGGTACATTTTAGCCTTGACATAAGAGGTGGAAGCACACTGTCAAGAGTTGGAACAACAATGGATGGCGTGACAACTGTTAAGATTCCAGACGAATTACTGAAAAACAATGGAAAGTCTGGTGATTTTTCTATCTATGCATTCATATATGTGGCTGATGAGGAATCTGGCAATACAGAGTACAGAATTACTATTCCGGTGTACAGTCGACCAAAGCCAGAGAATCCAAGCGTAGATCCAGCACCGGAACCGAATATTTTCCACGAAACGGTTACTGCGGTCAATAAAGCGGCTGATCGGGCAGAAAAAGCAGCGAAAGATACGGAGCAAATACGTGACAATCTGAATCTTGACCTGTCAGAGAAAATCACTCGACCACAGTCCGCAAAGGTTGGACAGGTAATAGCAGTAAAAGAAGTCGGTACAGACGGCAAACCGACAGATTTCGAAGCGAAGGACATGACAGGCGGTGCGTCTACGGAAGAAATCAAAGAAGTTGTCGGCGCGTATATGCAAGAACACCCGTTTAAAGAGACCGACCCAACAGTTCCAGACTGGGCGAAACAAACAGAAAAACCGGCATATACTGCAGAAGAAGTTGGTGCATTACCAGATAATACAAAGATTCCAACAAAGACATCTGAGCTAGAAAATGACAGCGGATTTCTTTATTCTCCCCCAACTCCCGAAGTTGGTAAAATCCTCAAAATTAAATCAGTCAACGAAGACGGCACATTCACTTGCGAATGGGCTGATGATGGTGGAAGCAACTTAGACGTCCAGATTAATGGCGAGAGTATTGTGCAGGATGGGGTTGCGGAGATACCGATATCTTCGCATGATACTCTTGGATTGGTATACACCGACAACTCGGCCGGAGGCTATACTACTGGGCTAATGAATCAACAAGGAAGATTAAAAGTAAATACCGCAAGCATTGACGATGTAAATAAGAGACGTCTTAGAAAAGAAATTGATTGTTCCAACTTTGATTACGCCGTCAAAGCCGCCATGTGTGACGGAAAAGGTGCAGCATGGACAGCGGAGGAACAGGCGGCAGCGAGGGAGAGGATGGGGGCGCTTGACACTCAAGATATGATAGACATCACAGAAATAACAATGGATGCCGAAACATTGAAATATATTTTCCCATCATTTGCAGATTACAGAATATTAGAGATTTCATTTTTGAAAACATATAAAGCGCCAACTGAACTTACAGGAAATACATGGCTCAAGATAGCAAACCAAGTTGGATGGGTTATAGTTCCAATATATGCAAATTGTGTTTGTGTTTTGGATACATCTGGAAAGTCTTGCAAAGGTCTATACAATTATTCAAATAATCCAGAAATAGTGACACAAGTATACGGTCTTATAGTAGACAGAAAATACTGTAATAGTGAATTTCGGGAAGCTCCATATCTCATGCTACCAAATGTAAAGCAAGCACAGTATTATGCAGAATGTAATACAACAATAAAAGTTAGGGGAATTAAGAGATGAAGGTGTCAGAATACAAACAAACAGGAACACGTACAGAATCCTACACAATAACCGTTCCAGCAGAATACGATGAAGAGGGCAATCTCATCTCCGAAGAACACGAAGAAACCCGTACCCGTGAAGTCCCAGTGATGGGAATGGTCTACCGTGATATGACACCCGAAGAGATTGCCGAACTGGAGAAGATTCAGACGGAACTCCCAGAAGAACAACCAACTCAGGCAGATCGTATCGAGGCACAGGTTATGTACACGGCACTGATGACAGACACATTATTAGAAAGTGAGGAATAGAAATGTTTGAGAAAATTAAGAGATTTTTCAACCTGAAACTGTACACAAAGAAGCAGATCAGACAGTTTTGTGACAAGGGCGTAATCACCCCGGAGCAGTATAAGCAGATCACCGGAGAAGAGTACTAACATGTACCACAACTTTTGTCGAAAGAGGTGATATACTATGCTTAGTCCAGAATATTTACGGCAAATTACAGAGGGCAGTGAACAGATTGCAGAAGAACTGCATCAGTATATCATCTCTGAGATCGTGTCGAGAATGGTGGCAAGAATCGGCAGAGGTGAAGACTATATTCTGACCAATGCCGATGCGTGGAGAATCAGGACGTTGCAGGAATCGGGTGAGCTGTTAGAGGACATTCTGACAGAATTATCCAGATATACCAAACGCGAACAGCAGGAACTTCTTGAAGCGTTTGAAGATGCCGGTATCACTGCTCTCGATTACGATGATAAGATATACAAGGCGGCAGGATTAAGCCCTGTACCGCTCGAACAATCTCCGGCTATGATAAGACTCATGGAGCGGAATATGCTTGCGACTATGGGAGAGTGGAAGAACTTCACAAGAACAACCGCAAATGCGGCTCAGAGGCTCTATATCGAGCAATGTGACCTTGCATATAATCATGTGATGACTGGAGCAGTTGGATACACGCAAGCCATCAAAGAGGCGGTTAATAACGTTGTGAGTGATGGCGTTACGGTCACATATCCATCTGGCAGAAAAGATACAATTGAAACAGCAGTAGCACGTTCTGTCAGAACTGGTGTGGCTCAGGCTACGGGAGACATATCCCTAAAGCGCATGGAAGAAATGGACTGGGATTTGATTCTGGTCAGCGCGCACATGGGAGCCAGAACGGGAGACGGTGGTCAGAATCCGGGCAATCATTCATCATGGCAAGGCAAGATATACTCTCGTTCTGGCAAGAACAAGAAATTTCCGCCGTTCTCATTGACTGGATACGGGACAGCAAGCGGACTGTCAGGAGTTAACTGTCGGCATAGCTTTGGGGCAAGTGACGGGGAATTTAATCCTTATGCAGAACTATCAACACAGGATAAAGCTAACAAAGGCAAACAGTATGAAAAGGAACAGAGACAACGCGCTTATGAGCGAAGAATCCGCAAAACGAAGAGAGAGGTTCTTGGACTGCAAGCAGGAGTTGACAATGCACCGAACGAAAAGGCGAAATTCGCATTACAACAAGACCTTGACCGGAAGTCTTATCTTTTGCAGAAACAAAATGCTGCATATAAAGATTACTGTAAGCAGAACGACCTGAGGGAACTGCAAGACCGGCTCATGATAGCGAAGTGGAACCGCCAGAATGCCGCAAAAGCCAGAGGAGCGGCAAAACGATATAAGACAGCAAAGGGGATTGACTGATGGATAGATGGGAATATTACAATCCGAATCCTGCTGGAAATCGAGTCGGAGATTGTGCTGTCCGGGCAATATGCAAAGCAACCGGCCTTGACTGGGAAACGGTTTTTACCGGATTAATGATACAGGCATGCACTCTGTCAGATATGCCAAGCGCAAATTATGTCTGGGGAGCATATCTCTATAAGCATGGATACAGACGCAAACTAATTGAACAGTCAGAACGATATATCTATACAGTCAACGACTTTTGCACAGACCATCCGACAGGTACGTATATCCTCTGCATAGATGGTCATGTAGTAACGGTACAAGAGGGCAAATATTTCGATACATGGGATAGTGGTAATGAGATCCCGGTATATTACTGGGAAAAGGAGTAGCTAAATGAGCATATCAGAATTTGTACAAGTATTCCTCTCAATTTGCGGAGGAGTGTCTATTATCGGAGGAGCAGTGGCTGTAATCCTTAAGTGGATTACTCCGGCATTTCGACTCAACAAACGAGTTGAGACACTGGAAGAACATGATAAGCGAGATTACGAGAGTCTTCAGAGGATTGCGGAACGTGATTCATTGATTCTGGAAGTACTATCAACCATGTTGGATAGTCAGATCAGTGGGAATAATGTTGAGGAATTAAAAAAAACAAAACAGAAGCTCACGGAGTATCTTGCGCAGAATCAGCGTTAGCATTAGTAAGGGGTATGCTCATGAAATTATATGTGTTCACGAAGAAAGATATAGACAGGTTCTTGATAGAGTGTAATTTCACACCGGACGAAGAAAGACTGTTCCGGTTGAGATGCCAGGAGCGCACTCTTGAATACTGCGCTGAACAGATGAACGTGAGTATATCTACCGTAAAGAGATTAAGCAGAAGAGTAAACAGTAAGATTATAAAAGTATGCTAAAAGGAGAGGCAATTTACCCCTCCTTCTTTTTATGCAAAATCTTCTTTTACAGCTCTTTCAAGTAGCTTTATAACATATTCTGGTGGAGTTCGCTTGCCACTCTCCCAGTTTTCTATGCTTCTTTTAGGAATACCATATTTTTCAGAAAAAGCTTGCTGGCTCAGATTTGTAAAATTCCTTAATTCCTTTACATCCATATATTAACCTCTCGTTTCTTCCCAATCGCCATCGTCAAAAATGGTAACCTGTCTATGTATCGTCTGCATCCAGTCTTCACCAGTGGAATTTCCGAACGGATCTCGGCTTTTTCTCGGTACTTCCTGTTCTAATTTCACATAACGACACCACGTAGATTCGTCTTTTACTATTTTCCATCCTTTTTCAACTAATTGCTTAATCCTTTCTTCGCCCGTCATTTTATTATCCTCCCTTGACTATATTTTTACCTTCGTGGTATAATGGCTTTGTCACTTACAGAGGGATGTTCTGTAAGCGGAGTGCCTAACGATTCCGGGCACCACGGATTGAAATAATAATTTTAGGTATAAAGAGCTAGTTTTGCATGCTTAGCTCTTTTTACTTTGCATTTTTTCCGTCTCCATAACATTTATAAAACGCTTCAACCAGCTCTGCCAGTTCCTGCGGCGTGAGCTTTTCTTTTAGGTCATCCGGGATACGATTGTAATTGCGCGCAAAGGTTTCAACACAATCTCCAATTTTGCATGCCTTTTTGACCTGTTCAAGTTTGTACATTGCTCCGATTTCTTCAGCTGTAAACATCCCTTTTCTAAGAGCTTCACGGCCTTCTTTGTCTCGATCAAGCCCCAATGATTTTATCGCTACTTTCTTACTAATGACTCCGATTCCTTGTATTTTCATTTTAATCCTCCTTTATTATAAAACGCGATATCTCACGATATCTTCAACTTTCTCAGGACTTCCATACCAGTATTTTTCGTCTGGATTCCATTTAAGCCCAAATTCTTTTAAAGTTTTCCTACAATTAAAAGTATTTCCAGAAACAACTCCGTCTCCAAGGTTAAAAAGAACTTCGCATCCATCAAGGAAAGCATTGAAATATTTGCCAAGCTTTGCGAGCTTGAGATCTTCTTTAGCTTTTTCCCATGCTCTTTTAAGTGCTACAGAAATAGTACATTTACACTGTCTTACGATACTCCATGCATTTTTCATGATTTCTGATTTGTTATACTTCATAATGCTTACCTCCTAAATGATTCCTTATTTCCTCTTGTTGATATTATAATACCACCCAGTGAGTGATATGTCAATACTTTTTTGACACTTTTTCGAACTTTTTAGATTGATATATCTATGTAAAAATATAATCAGAAAGGCGGTGCATAAGATGGCATTATATAACAATCCTTATCAATACAGTTTTGGCGTTCCGGGACAGATGAATCAGTTCCAGCAACAGCCTGTCCAGATGCCGGCTCAAGCAGTACAGCAACCACAGCAGAATAATAGCGGTATCCTGTGGGTATCCGGCGAAGTCGGCGCAAAATCCTATCTGGTAGCACCCGGGACAAGTGTTTTACTGATGGATTCAGAATCAGAGAAATTTTATATAAAATCCACAGACGTATCCGGCATGCCGCAGCCACTGCGAACGTTTGAATACCACGAGGTAGGCTCTCAGATGCCGCCTAAACAGACTGTTCAGAACATGGACAGTAAATACGTCACCAGACAGGAATACGACGATTTAAAGGGCAAATACGAAGCTATCATAAACCGATTAAATTCTTTTTCTGAACCTGTTAGGGCTAATACCGTGCAGGAATCAGCAATCAAGGGAGGAAATGCAGATGAGTAATCCATTATTTAACACACTTGGCGGTGGGATGCCACAGGGAAACGGACCAATGCAGATGATACAGCAGTTTATGCAGTTTAAGCAGAATTTTAAAGGAGATCCGAAAGCAGAAGTTGAGAAAATGCTACAGTCTGGAAGGATTTCACAGCAACAGCTTAATCAGGTTCAGCAGATGGCAGGGCAGTTCCAGCACATGCTAAAAGGAATGAAATAGTACATTACAATCTGGCCAGATTGATGTAAATATACAATAAAGGAGATTATAACTATGGATGGAAATTTAACAGCATCGGACGTTGCTCTTTTGACCGGGAACAACAGAAATGATGGAATGTTTGGCGGAGATGGCGCATGGTGGCTTATCGTGCTTTTCTTGTTCGTATTCTGCGGATGGGGAAACAACGGCTGGGGCAATAATGGAAACGGCGGCGGATATGTAGCCACAGCAGCTACTCAGGCGGATATTCAGAGAGGATTCGACAATTCCGCAGTAATCAGCAAACTTGACGGAATCAACAACGGCCTCTGTGATGGATTCTACGCAGTGAACAATGGTATGCTTACCGGCTTTAACGGAATCAACACAAACATCATGCAGACCGGCTTTGGCATTCAGCAGGCTATTAACGCTGACACTGTAGCGAACATGCAGAACACCAACGCTTTACAGGCTCAGTTAGCTCAGTGTTGCTGCGACAACAGAGCGGGACAGGCGCAGATCAGATACGATATGGCCACCAACACTTGTGCAATCCAGAACACCATGAACAGCAACACAAGAGACATTATCGACAGCCAGAATGCCGGAACAAGAGCTATTCTTGATTATCTTTGCAATGAAAAGATTTCTAACCTTCAGGCTGAAAACAATGACCTCAGACGTGCCGCTTCTCAGGATCGCCAGTCTGCACTTCTCACAACTGCAATGGCTTCTCAGACACAGCAGCTCATTAATGCGATTAATCCAGCACCGATTCCGGCATATCAGGTTCCTAATCCGAACACATATTACGGATGCGGATGCAACACCGGATGTAATTGTTAACAACTTCATATCGAGAGTATCTTTCGATTGATTCGGATGTCGGCTTATGCCGTATTACACAGAGGGGCAGGCTGAGACCTGTCCTTTTGTGATATGAAAGGAGTATTTTTATGGCAGAATTTACAAATGTAGCTGCTCAGACTGTAGCAGCAAATGGAAACGTAGTATTTTCAAACACAGCAGTCAAAGGTTCTAACTGCATTCAACACAGGGAGGGAAGTGGAATCATTACGCTGAGAGGACTTACTAACCAGTGCAAGGCGAGATTTTTCGTGGATTTTTCTGGTAATATCGCAATTCCAACAGGCGGTACTGTCGGAGCTATTTCTCTGGCTATTGCAATCTCTGGTGAACCTGTATTATCTTCACAGATGATTTCCACACCGGCAGCAGTAGATCAGTATAACAATGTGTCCTCTGGCATCTATATTGATGTACCTCGCGGATGCTGCGTTAATATCGCAGTAGAGAATACAAGCGATCAGGCTGTTTCTGTTGCGAACGCAAACATTGTTGTGACCAGAGAAGCATAGGAGGTGTGATTATGAGAGACATTAAAGACTTATGTGCAAGAATTGAAGACGAACTGTCCAAAATTGCTGACAGTGGGCTGACCACTGGAAATCTGGAAATGACATACAAACTGATTGATATGTATAAAGATATCAAGAATACGCAGTACTGGGACAAGAAAGTGGAATATTACAATACTGTCCTTGATGAGATGCGTGGTGGCTACAATGACGATTACAGCGAACGTGGAAGAAAGCGCGACAGCATGGGGAGATACAGCTCAAATGACGGCAGAATGATGCCGGATTACGACAGGGGTAGTTCTTATGCCAGACGTGGTGAGCATTATGTCAGAGGACATTACAGCCGTTCTGACGGACGAGATGCTTATGACGACTATATGACGCAGAAACAGAGCTATCGTTCCGGCAAATCCGAGGACTGCAAGAGAAAGATGCTTGCCGCTCTGGAAGAACATCTGGACGAACTCACAACAGAAATGAGCGATATGTCCAAGGACGCAGAGTGCCGGGAGGAACGTGATCTTGTTAAAAGATACGTGGAAAAACTCCGTGATATGCTCTAATTGGCTAAAACATGTACCACAACTTTTTGGAGGTTCTGTGGTAAAATGTATTCATAAGGAAGATTCGTAAGTGGTTACAGCCACTTGACATAGACATTTTTATTGCTTTCCTCCTTTCTTTAAGCAGATGCGTGTCCTTAATAGAAACAGGTTCGGGGTGGAATCTGGAGGTTGAAAAGCGGATGCAATTTCCGACACGTATCATTGCCGCTAGTGCATGGCGGCATATCTCCTTGTGAGCATATAACTGAACAGTGGAATTCAACCCGTGCAGAGGTGCACGACCGTATAGGCGGTGTTGACGTAGCCCGAACGTCCCGTGTTTAGGCATAGCACGTAAAATACCTTGCTAACCCGGGAATCCGGGTTAAGGCAGGATGGAGAAGTGGAATCTCACAAGGTTCATACCCTTGAGAACGGCGGTTCGAATCCGTCTCCTGCAATTAATTTGGTCGGAATTACGCTATCTGTATACAGGCGGTCTATGATTCGGCTGAATTTATCTCATGAGAAAAGGTTATTGCTTATCCTGCTATCTGGTGTCCAGACCGAAAAGCATAATGGAATGTAGCTCAGTTGGGAGAGCGGAGGACGCATAGTCCTTGACGTCGGTGGTTCGAGTCCACCCTTTCCGATTACCCTGCCAGTGGTCTAACTGGCTTAATCCACTTACCTGCGGCGGCAGGTCAATAAACACGACCAGGAGGATGTATATGCAGAAACTTATTGACACATTAAAATCATTTGGAATTGAAATCCCGGAGGATAAACAGGCAGATGTGAAGAAAGCACTCTCTGAGCATTATAAGAATGCGAAAGAAGTTGCAAAAACCCTGTCGAAAGTTGAGGGAGAACGTGATAACTGGAAAGAACGTGCTGAGACAGCAGAAGAAACCTTAAAAGGTTTTGACGGTATCGACCCGGCGAACATTCAGACAGAGCTTGCTGGATGGAAGAAGAAAGCTGAGGACGCAGAGAAAGAATTCAATGCGAAAATCTACGAAAGAGATTTTGACGATGCTCTTAAAGCGGCACTCGATGATGTTAAGTTTTCATCTCCAGCAGCTAAAAGATCTGTTACTGCTGATATCAAATCAGCTGGTCTTAAGCTTAAGGACGGAAAGATTCTTGGACTTAATGATTTACTTGAACAGATGAAACAGGATGAACCTGATACATTTGTAGATGAAAGTCAACGGCAGGCTCAGCAGCAACAGGCGAGATTTGCAACAGCGCGGATTGGACATCAGCAGACACCGGGAAGCATGACAAAGAAGGAAATCGAAGCGATCAAAGACCCGTCCGAGAGACAGGCTGCAATTGCTCAGAATATCCAGTTATTCCAGTGATTTTTTTACACCGACTATACATCAGAGTATAGCCGCTAACCCAATACCTTAACAATTATGGGTAGAAAGGATTTTTTTATGCCAGCAAAAACAAATCTTATTATGACTAATGATATTCAGGTCACAGCACGTGAGATTGATTTTGTTACCAGATTCGAAAGAAACTGGCAGCACTTACGCGATATTCTGGGTATCATGAGACCTATCAAAAAACAGCCAGGTGCTGTACTCAAGTCCAAATACGCAGAGGGTACTTTGCAGAGCGGAAATGTTGGTGAGGGTGAGGAAATCCCTTACAGCAAGTTTACTGTAAAAGAAAAGAACTATGCGGAAATGACTATCGAGAAGTACGCAAAGGCTGTATCTATCGAAGCAATCAAGGATCACGGTTACGAGAACGCTGTTCAGATGACTGACGACGAGTTCCTTTTCCAGCTTCAGACTGATGTTACCGGCAGATTCTATGATTATCTGAAAACCGGTACACTTACTTCCACAGAAACTACATTCCAGATGGCTCTGGCAATGGCTAAAGGCCGTGTTGAAAACAAATTCAAACAGATGCACAGAAATGTGACTGGCGTTGTTGGATTTGTGAACATTCTGGACGTATATGAATATCTCGGAGCAGCTGAGATCACTATTCAGAACCAGTTCGGCTTCCAGTACATGAAAGACTTTATGGGATTCAATACAATCTTTTTACTGTCTGACAGTGAAATCCCGAGAGGACAGGTTATCGCTACTCCTGTTGATAACATCGTCCTGTACTATGTTGACCCGAACGAATCTGATTTCGCAAGAGCAGGTCTTGTATACACCGTATCTGGCGAGACAAACCTGATCGGATTCCATACACAGGGTAACTACCACACAGCAGTGTCCGAAGCGTTCGCAGTTATGGGACTTACTCTTTTTGCGGAGTACATTGATGCAATCGCAGTAATCACCATTGATGAAACACCAACACTTGGTACTCTGACAGTAAATTCCGTGGCTGGGACAGAGAGTGGTGATACAAAAATCACTGTAAATCCGGCTAAGGAAAATGTCAACAACGTATATAAATACAAAGTTGCAACAGAAGCAGTAACTGTTGGATATGGACAGAATCTCAGAAACTGGAGTACTTGGGATGGAAAAGCCGATATCACAGCAGCAACCGGACAGAAGATCACAGTGGTTGAGTGTGATGGAACGTACAAAGCACTGAACGCCGGAAGTGCAAGCGTAACAGCAAAATCATAAATGTAGGAGGTAACTGGCATGGCTTACGCAGATTATAAATTCTATACAGAATCATTCGGCAATGTCGTGCCAGAAGCCGACTTTCCACGACTGGCAGAAAGAGCCAGTGATTTTGTAGATTTAATGACATCCGACAGGCTGGCGAATGGACTGCCGACAGATGAACGCTCTCAGAAGCGTATCAAAAAGGCGGTCTGTTCATTGGCTGAAAAAATGTATCAAATTGAACTTGCTGAAAGGAATGCTACTAATGCCGCTGTGAGCGGTACGTCAACCGCAATCGGGTCCGGTGGTAGCACGACAGGCATTGTAACATCTGTATCATCTGGCAGTGAATCCATCTCTTATGCAACGCCACAGCAGAAAGCATCAGGTGCAAAGGAATGGAGTGCAGTGTATGCCGCCACCGGAGACGTACAGAAAACGAATGACTTACTTTACAAGACGGCTTTGCCACTTCTGATGGGAGTAAGGACGGATGAAGGGATACCAGTATTGAATGCGGGAGTGTAAGATTGATGTTCTCGGGACGGTTTACAAAATCATTCCGAAAGAACTTAAAAACGCAGATATTGACGGTTACACAGACAATACATCAAAAGAAATTGTTATCAGAACAGACAACGCAAATAACGTTGGCGATTTTGATTCCTTACAGAAAAAGCAGTTGAGGCATGAAATTATTCATGCGTTCTTGTCGGAAAGCGGATTGCAGTGCAACTGGCAACACACAGAACAGTTCGGACATGACGAAACTACGGTTGACTGGTTTGCTATTCAGTCACCGAAAATTTTTAAAGTATTCAATGAACTTAAATTAATGTGAGGTGAAAAATAATGGATATATCAACATTGGGTTCATGCGTAGCAATCGTGATGATCTGTTACATCGTAGGAATGGGCTGTAAAGCATCAAAAAGAATCTCTGATGAATGGATTCCAGTAATCATGGCGGTTATTGGCGGGATTCTCGGAGCAGTCGGAATGAGGATTATCCCGGACTTCCCAGCAACAGATTACATCACGGCGGTTGCGGTTGGCATGTTTAATGGATTGTCAGCAACTGGCGTGAATCAGGTTATTAAGCAGACAGTACAGAAAGAATAATGGCAAATCGGGAAAACAGTATAGCTTACGAAAACTTAAACCGCCGCATTTTTAACGGCGTTGGCGAATATGACATACCACAGATAGAACCCGAGACATTCGAGGGCAACTGCGAATTTGTCGGCTTTAATTATGCTAGAGGAAAATGCAGTAATCCAGAAGAAAAAGCAGTTCATTTCTTCTTAGATGATTACCAATTCGATGCGCTATGGAGAAATCCAGACAGATACGTGTATAAGCTGAGCAAATTCCGGTACGTTCTGACACCGGATTTCAGCACCTACACCGATTTTCCTAAAGCCATCCAGATATACAACCATTACCGCAAACACTGGATAGGCGCATATCTGCAAGAATATGGTTGCCATGTGATTCCAACAATCTCATGGAGCACGCCGGATTCTTATGACTGGTGTTTTGATGGGGAACCAAAGGGTGGAACAGTGGCGGTATCTTCGGTTGGTTGCATGAATGGAAAAGCAAAGAAAGAGCTGTTTCTTTCCGGTTATAATGCCATGATTGAACGATTACGCCCAGAAAGCATTGTCTTTTACGGGAAAGTGCCGGAAGAGTGCAAAGGTAATATTGTTAAAATCAAGGCATTTTCCGACAAATTTAACGAGGTGAAGTGTAATGGGTGGTAGAGGCGGAGCAAGTGGCTTTGGCGGAAACTCGGTATTCGAGAAAAATGCTAAAGTTCAAACAATCGAAACGGTTTATAGAAAGCCAAAAGGCTATTCTCCTGGATATTATACGGAAACTGTATTGAGTGCGAAAGCTGGAAAAAATGGGGAAATTGAGTTTGCATATGCAACTCCGGTAAAAAGAGATCAAACAGCATCGACAAATAGAACTGTATATTTAACATATAAGGAAAAAGCGGGAGCACGCGGAGACACAGTCTTTGGAATTAACTGGAAAAATGTAAAATCTGTATCCGGGCAGACATTTGCTATAAAGGATACTATTAAAGAGAATGGTTTTCGGTGGGATGGAAAATCAAAAAAATGGATAAGAAAATAGGGAGGGTATCATGTATAGCAAAACAGTAACAGTTTTCAACTATTATGAAAGCAAAATAACTGAAGATGTATACTGGTATCCTCATGTTTTATCCGGTGTCGACCTTATTACGGACAAGGGGGCAATCCTTAAGAAGTACGGGACAGACGCAACAGACAACGCACAGTTACACATCCGATATACCGTCCAGAACGGTGATATAACCATTGCTGACAAGAATGGTAAGATTCTCCCATGGGTGCCACCTAAGGAGTGGAAAAGACAGATTAACAACGCCCTGGAAGATACTATCACATTCTCAGATGAATCGTTCTTCTGGGAGGGGGAATGGACTGGCGGAATAGTAACCGATGGCGATTACCGAAATGGATTCTATCAGTACATGAATGAGAATAAGGATAACGTGTTCAAGATTACCAGCGTAGGCGGTCCGTATACGCTGATTCCACATTTTGAGATTCTGGGTAAGTGATATGAGTAAAATTCATCATTTTAAAGGATTCTCTGTAGTTGATGGAGATATGAAAATAAAGCTGAATATGGACAGGTTCTCCAGACAGTATCAAGAAGCTCAGTATCTCCTTGACGGGATGGTCATGGACAGTATGATAGAGTTTATGCCAATGATTTCGGGAGATTTTATTGACCGAACAAGAGCCAAAAGTACATCAATGCAAGGGACTGGATTTGTATGTGCGGCGGCAGAACCATATGGACGTTTTCTTTATTTTGGAAAAACCATGGTCGACCCCGCAACAGGTAGCACATGGGCAAGACGCGATGCGGAAAAGGTTCTTGTGAGTCAGTATTCCGGTAAAACGAATGCAAAAGAGAATCTTCAATATACAAAATCACCGCATACTCAGGTACAAGCTGAATGGTTTGATGCCGCTAAACGACAATACGGAGCTACATGGATACGTAAAGTAAAAGCACAAGCAGGAGGTGGACGGCATGGCAGATAAGCCAATTGGCAAAGATGCAACCGGATATGAGATTCTGACAGATGCCATGAAAGCACTTCTGAACCAGTATCCGGGACTGTACGATAATGAAACAATCAAATTTGAGGAACTCGGCAAGGAATCAGGAATTGCATTCTCGGCAGACAACGGGGCGTTGGTCTATTCAGAAAAAGAAGATGTTTGCGGAATAATGCACCAAATTTGTCAGTACCCATTTTATGTAGTGTACCGAACAGCATCCGACAAGGAACGGCAGAAGTTATCTGTTCAGAAGTTCCTGGATAATCTCGGTAAATGGATATGTCGAGAACCATTTATTATAAATGGCTCTGAGACACGCTTAAATGCGTTTCCCAAGCTTTCGCAAGGAAGAGTAATAAAACGTATCACACGTGATAATTCCTATGGTTTAGAGCCGCAGGAGAGTGGCGTACAGGACTGGTTATTGCCATTATCGGTACGCTACGAAAACACTTATGAAGCAATATAGCGAGTAACAACCGGCTATCAGTTGGAGATAGTCGCTAACCTACACAGCCTTTTAAAAGTTATAGGCAGAAAGGACATTTCTATGGCAGTTACAGGCAAGATTGACCGTAAATATATGGCTCATTACATTGACGCAGGTTCCCTCTGCGGAGGGCTGACGCCGAAATATGAGCGTCTTGGAAAGGATCTGGAAGAGTACAACATCGAACTCAACCCGGATACCGAAACATCTAAAAACATTCTTGGAGAATCCACATTTAAGCATAATGGCTATGAGGTATCTTCTGATGCTGATCCGTTCTATGCGGATACCACATCTGATTTGTTCGGAGCATTACAGAAGATTGTAGATGGACGTCTCAAAGACGATAACCTCAAAACAAAAGCAGTTGAGGTTCATCTCTGGACAGAAGCCACAGCAGGCAAGTATGAAGCATATCAGCAGGACTGCTACGTTGTGCCGACATCCTACGGTGGAGACACATCTGGCTATCAGATTCCATTTACTGTCAACTATGTTGGCGAACGTGTAAAAGGAAAATTTGATATCAGTTCCGGTACATTCACAGCTGACAGCGAATAAGCACGTATACAAGGAGGGCACGCCAAATGGCAAAAATAATTAACACCAAAATTGATGATGGAATTCTCATTTTTACATTCACAAATAACGAAGACGAAGTTTTTTCATCTTTCAAACTTAATCCGACGGACATTAATGTAGCAGCACGTGCAGAAGAACTGACAGAATATTTTGAGCAGCTCAAAGATTCCATTCAGAAAGTCACTTCCGGTAAAGAGATGGCTGAACTGAACAAACAGATCGAAGACAAAATCAACTATCTGCTCGGATATGAAGCATCAAAAGACCTGTTCAAGGAGCCGATCACAGCGACTACTGTATTCGGCAATGGTCAGGTATTCGCCTACATCGTACTTGACAAGATCGCAGAAGCAATCGCACCGGAAATCGAAAAGAGAAAAAAGAAAATGCAGACGGCAGTCAATAAGTACGTGGAGAAATATACAAAATGACCGCCTATGAGCTTCCCACCTCACTAAATATCAGTGGGGTGGATTTTTCTATCAGAACGGATTTTCGCGCGATTATTGATATTCTCATAGCTATGAATGATCCAGAACTGGACGAGCAGGCAAAAGCAGTTGTTATGCTACAGATTCTGTTTGATGACTGGCAGAGTATACCGGCTGAGTGTCTGGATGAAGCTTGTCAGAAAGCATCGGAGTTCATCGACTGCGGACAGTTGGACGATAATCCAAACCACCCAAAACCCCGTTTGATGGACTGGGAACAGGATGGAGACATGATCGTGCCGGCTGTAAACAAGGTTGCTGGTAAAGAAATCAGATCAGTACCTTATATGCACTGGTGGACATTCTTTGGATATTTCATGGAGTCTGGAGAGTGCCTGTTTAACACAGTTGTTGAAATCCGTTCAAAAAAAGCAAAGGGTGAAAAGCTCGATAAATGGGAAAAGAAATTCTATCAGGAAAATAAAAACACAGTTGACATAAAAACACGTCTCAGCGAAGAAGAGCAAGCGTATAAAGATGCGCTGAATGAGATGTTAAACCTCAAATAGTTAGGAGGTGGACGCATGGCTGCTGATGGCTCAGTCATTATTGATACCAGAATGGATACAACCGGTGTCCAAAATGGCGTATCAGCTATAAAACAGTCATTTAACGGCCTTGGAAGTGCTGTAAAAAAAATCGGTCTGCTGATTGGTGGGGCTTTTGCAGTTGGTAAGTTAGTACAGTTCGGCAAAGAGTGCGTGGAACTCGGCTCTGACCTTGCGGAAGTACAGAACGTGGTCGATGTTACATTTACAACCATGTCTGACAAAGTAAATGAATTCGCAAAGAACGCCATGACTTCTGCCGGATTATCTGAAACTATGGCAAAAAGGTATGTCGGCACGTTCGGAGCAATGTCTAAGTCGTTCGGATTTTCAGAATCACAGGCTTATGATATGTCAACGGCCCTGACACAGCTGACTGGTGATGTGGCATCATTCTACAACATCAGTCAGGACTTGGCTTATATCAAACTGAAATCAGTGTTTACGGGTGAAACGGAAACATTAAAAGATTTGGGCGTGGTAATGACCCAGTCGGCACTTGACCAATATGCACTTGCTAATGGATACGGCAAGACCACATCGGCAATGACTGAACAGGAGAAAGTTGCCCTCCGCTTTGCTTTTGTGCAGGAACAGTTATCAGCCGCATCTGGTGACTTCATTCGTACTTCTGACAGCTGGGCGAACCAGGTGCGAGTGATGCAGTTGCAGTTGCAGTCCCTCAAGGCAACAGTCGGACAAGGGCTGATTAATATTTTTACACCTGTTCTGAAAGTAATCAATATTCTTCTCGGCAAACTGGCGACTCTGGCAAACGCATTTAAGTCATTCACGGAGCTTATTACTGGCAAGAAATCTTCCGGTCAAACGAGCGGAAGTGGAGCGGGTCTTGCCGGAACAGACGCGATCGCAGATACAGCGGACCAGTATGGACAGGCGGCAGATAATGCAGAAAAACTGGCAGATGCCACGAACGACAATGCAAAAGCAACAAAAAAAGCGAATAAGGAAACAAAAAACTATCTTTCATCGCTTGATGAAGTACACAAGGTTAGCTCCACAGAGGGCGCATCTTCAACTCCATCCGGTTCTGGGTCTGGTGGAACTGGTTCTGGGGGCGGAGGATTACCGAGCTCGGTTGGAAGTGTGGACTATGGCAGTCTGGCAGAGGGAGAAACCGCACTTGACAAGATTAGCGATTCCGCAAAGAAACTTGCCGACCTTCTTAAAAAACTCTGGAAGCCATTCCAGGACGCATGGAAAAAAGAGGGCAAGAATACTATTAATGCGGCAAAAACCGCACTTGATGGACTCAAAAAGCTCGCTGTAAGTGTAGGTAAAAGCCTTGTAGAGGTCTGGACAAATGGCACAGGCACAACGATGTTAGAAACCATGCTAAGGATTGCTCAGAATGTGCTTAAAACTATCGGTAATATTGCATCTGGTTTCGCAGATGCATGGAACAAGAACAGTGTTGGAACGCAGATCATCCAGAACATTGCAGATGCCCTTGTGGTAGTTATGCAGTTTGTTGAGAAAATCGCAGAGGATACAGCGACATGGGCGGCGAACCTTAATTTCTATCCTCTACTGGAATCTATCAGTAATCTAACAAGTACATTTGCTCCAATTTTAGAATCCATCGGAAATGTTCTTGAATGGATCTATAACAATATTGTTCTTCCGATGCTTAAATGGGTGATTGAAGTAGGACTTCCGACAGTGATCAATCTGGTATCGGATTTGGCTGGATTCTTTGCGGATCATCAAACAATTATTGAAGCATTCGGCGCAGCTCTAATCGGAGCGTTCGCGGCGGCGAAAATTGCAGGGCTAGCGTCAAGAATAGCAGGAAGTATAACGACAGTAGCGAGTTTTATAAAAGGCCTTATTGCACTTATGACTGGTTCTAGCGGCATTATGGGAGGAATTAAAGCTATTGCAACGGCTATCGGACCGGGCGGAATTTTTATAGCAGCAATAACGGCTTGCATTGCAATTGGCGTATTACTGTACAAAAACTGGGACAAGATTAAAGAAGTTGCAGGGGAAGTATGGGATTGGATTAAAAATAAAACATCAACATTTGTCAACGCTATAAGCTCTAGTCTTAAGAATCTCGCATCTAAAATTGTGACGATTTGGGATAATGTCAAATCCAGCGCATATCAAAAATGGACTGCAATTTGGTCAACAGTAGGAAATCTTGTTGAAAAAATTAAAGATGGAATTGTAAAAAAATTTACAGCTGCAAAAGACAAAGTTGTCGATATTTTTGGAAGTATAAAAGCCTCTATAACGAATGTATTAAACAAGGTAATTGGTATCGTAAACCGTGCGATCGGAACTGTAAACTCAGCTATTGGCGGCATCGAATCCGCGTTTTCTTTCGGACCGTGGGAAGTGCCTACTCCATTTGGTAAGAAAACAATAGGATTCAGTGCTACATTTCCGCGAGTTCCAACTATTCCATATCTTGCAAAAGGTGCTGTTATTCCTCCAAGATCAGAATTTCTCGCTGTGTTAGGAGATCAGAAGCAAGGAAACAACATCGAGACACCGGAAGCACTGCTCAGAAAGATTTTCCGGGAAGAAACTGCAGGACGGCAGACAGGTGGCGGCGATTATCGTTTTATTGCTCAGATTAATCGCAGAACAATCTTTGATGAAATTATTGATGAAGCAAAATTAAGACGCAGCACAAGTGGAAGAAATCCGTTTGAACTGGCATAGGAGGTGGAAGAATGGCAACTATCCCAAAAAGTATAACAGAGCGATACAAGATGAATGGATCTTCTATCTATCAGCCAGATAAAGATATGGGTTATAACCTCGAAACAACTTATTCAGAAGGTAGTAACCGTACGCAGTTCGGAAAAGCGCTGTTAACTCCATTGTTTACAGTCGAACAGTATAGCTATGAAGCATCAAACGTTCCAGTTATAGAAGCAAACAAAATTCTCAAAATTATCGCAAAAGGAAAAACTTTCAATTTGTACCATTGGTCGCTTTACCACATGGCATGGAGAACTGACCCGTTTTATGTCGGAAAAGCAAGCCTAACTATTGGAGAAATTTCGCCAGACTTAAAATTTGTATCAAAAATATCTTTTAACATGCAGGGGGTGAATCCACTTGATTAATGTATCTGATACATTTAAGCAAAAACTACAGGACGGAGAAAGAGTCTGGCAGGAAGCGGAAATCACCTTTCCTGACGGAACTGTAAAAACAGTCAAAAATGAAATCATGGGCGAAAACTGCACTTTTTCCGATTGTGCAGAAAGTAGCAGCTTTCCGATTGGCTGCGTTGTTTGTAAATCCATGACATTGGAGTTGGACAACACTTCCGATCAGTGGAAAAACTATAATTTCTACATGGCAAAAGTTCATGCGTATCTTAAAATGCAGACCTCCGTAGCAAGTCCGGCTGCAACAGATGAATTGCTGGATGAAAACTATGACCCAATTCTTGACCAGAGTGGCGGTGCGATTCTGGTAACAAAAGCAGCGACAGAAGACAGAGTCGAAACCATTGATAAAGGTACTTATACAGTCACGATTCCAGAACAGTATGGAGAAATTATTAAGCTTGCTGCTCTGGACGACATGTATAAATCTGATACGGCATATAAAACGAAATTAAAACTTCCACAGACCTTGAGCGTTTTAGTTAGGGATGCTTGCGACACTCTTGATATTCCGATGGGATTCACGGTAATGTCTCATGGAGCGATGTCAATCAGTAAAATTCCAGAGAATATGACATTTCGTCAGTTTTTTGGTTATGTTGCGATGATTGAATGTGCAAATGCAAGACTTAATCAAAAAGGGCAGCTCGAATTTGTGAAATGGAGCTTGGATAAAGAACCAACCATCGAACTTGTTGATTACATAAGCGCTCCGACGATATCAAGTGACGATATCGTGATAACTGGAATCGAAGTGGTTAAAGGTGATAAATCGGAGTTGTATGGAAAAACAGGCTATGTTCTTAAAATGGAGAATGATCTTGTTAGTGATGAAGATTTGGCAACAGTCGCAGCACAGATAGGCGATAGTATTATCGGCACAAGATTCCGCAATCTACAAGGTGAATTAGCATTTAATCCTCTGTTGGAATTTGGAGATATAGCATATAGCTATGACCGAAAAAAGAACAAGTATGTCACTCCTTTGACAGATGTGTCATATGCAGTTAACGGAAAAACCACTGTAAAAACTCAGGCAGAAGATCCGATTAAAGGAATGAGTCAATTCGTGTCTGAAGTAACGAAAGCAATTGTAGCAGCTCGTCGACTTGTCCAGCAAGAAAAAACCGCCCGTGAAAAAGCCCTTGAAGAGTTCGGAAAGCGAATTGATTCAGCAACTGGTGTATATACCACCGAAGAAATACAGGAAGATGGAAGCCGAATTTTTTATTTGCATGACAAACCTACACTCGCTGAATCCAAAGTAATTTGGAAGATGACCTCCGAAGCTTGGGGAGTGTCTACAGATGGTGGACAGACTTGGAATGGTGGTATGACAGTAGATGGTGATACGATTGTAAGAATCCTCACAGCCGTAGGATTAAATGCTGACTGGATTAACACAGGTGCGATTACTGTAAGGGATGAGAGTGGAAATATCATCTTTCAGGTTGATATGAATACTAAAAAAGTAATCATCAGTGGTGACAGCATTGTTATTGGAGGTGTATCTCTCGGTAATCGACTTAACCAGATGGATAATGAGATTGCGCAGTCCAAGAATATGACCATGCAGCTGTCGAACGATATGCAGACGATCACATCTGACGCAGACGGAAACATTCCGGTATTTCCAACAGTGGCAACTACAGCGAAAGTTATGTACGGCTCGTCAGATATCACAAATGATTGTAGCTTTACCGTGACGAAATCAGACAGTGTAACCGGCTCTTGGGATGTAGATACGCATACTTACACTGTCACAGGCTTGAGTGCAGACAATGGATGGGTGGATATTAAGGCAACGTACCTGATTAATCTTTCTATAACGAAGAGATTTACGATTTCCAAGCAGAAATCAGGGAAAAACGGAAAACAGCTTTATACATGGAGAAAATACGCATCCATGCCGGATGGCTCTGATATGAGTGATAGTCCAGATTATGTAAAACTTCTGGACAGCGCCGGAAGTCCCATACTGGACAGTACCGGGGATGAAATCTATACAGTCACAGAAGCAATCTATGTTGGAATTGCGGACAACAAAACTACAGAAACACCGTCTGATAATCCGAAAGATTACATTTGGAGCCGTTTTCGCGGTGAAGACGGAGCGGATGGAATTGGCATTCCGGGAGAGAACGGAGAAACTTCTTACATCCATACCGCTTATGCAAATAGTATTGATGGAACTGTGGATTTTTCCACAACTGATACAGATAGAATTTACATTGGTCATTATTCCGATTTCGAAAAGACGGACAGTGCAGACCCAGCGAAATATACATGGGCGAGAATGCGTGGAGAAGACGGGCCTCCAGGAAGAACGTATTACCTGAGAGCCAACGCAGGAGTCCTGATGATGGGACAGGATAAGAAAATAACTCCTAATCCATTCAAGGTTCATGCGTATTACAGAGATGGACAGGGTGACGAAGCAACTTTTAAAACCTGGTGGGTAGTAGAATACAGCAAAAATTCCGGAAAAACATGGACAAAACTGGCCTTTAATGTACAGACCAGTGGAATAACTATTAATCCAGATAGCTATTCTCTTGGTGCTGACGGAATGATACGTGCAACAATTTATACGGATTCCGGAAGAACTAAAATCGCCGATCAGCAAACATGGCAGGTTGCTGTTGACGTTGGCATGCTTACGCAGGAGCAGATTGTTGAGATATTGTCCAATGACGGAGAATTTAAAGGTCTCTACTATTTGAATGGACATCTGTACATCAGTTTAGACGCATTGATGGGAAACGCCGCAATTCTAGGTGGAACCAAAAACGGCAACGGATACCTAAAGATTAAAGATAAAAAAGGCACCGTGAAGGGACTGATAGATTACTCAGGCTACACTGCATTTACAAGCTATGAAGAAAATTCTACGCGCATGAAATATACAGGAATTTGTTTTTCAGATACTGGAATAAATCCTGTTAGTGCCGAGAAATACTTTAGCAGCACTGCGGATATTGAATACGTTGAAACGGCGTGGGGAATCGACTGGACTGCCGAAGAGCTTAATATTAGTGCAACAGAAGTATCGGCTGATACCGGTACATTTGGAGATTTAACTGTTACTAATTCTGCATCTTTTGCAAAATCGCCAAAGATAGAAGACATGGAGTATACGACATCATCAAATACTATTTGTTGGGATGGACGTACAGGATACAAACAGCTGATGCTGAAATCTTCATCCTCGAAACGCTATAAAGATATTGGAAACGATATTTCAGAGCAAGAAATTGAAAACTGGTACAATATTGAACCAACGTGGGCGAAATATAAAGAGGGATATCTAGTTGAAGGGGACGAGAATGAAGGCAGATATATCCCGATGTTTATTGCTGAGAATGTAGAAGCATTCTTTCCAGAAGCTACTCGGTATCAAAACGGACTTGTTGAGGACTGGAACGAACGTATCATGATACCGGCAATGTTTGCGATGATAAAAAGCCAGAAAAAACAGCTTGACCGACAGGAGAAACTAATTAATCAGCTCTATAAAAAGCTCAATATAGAAAAGGAGAATTAACATGGCAAAATTTAATGAATACACAGTAAAGGCAACTCCAGAAGATGCAGATACCTTAATGCTCTATGATGCTGCATCAAAAACAAACAAACTTTCACCATTCAGCGGAATCTGGAACTGGATGGTCAATAAATTGACAAATGCAGTAATCAATAACTTGCAGACTTCAAACAAGACTGTAGTGGGGGCTCTTAATGAATTAAATAGTAAGCTCTTCTTTGATGTTCGAAATCTTTCGACTTTTTCTGTGCAAGCCAAGCTTGAGAAAGAGAATTATACGTCTTTCCTTATGTACGGATCAACTTCCGCAAATAATGGCTTTATGTATATTGTTTTTGTTAATAACGCTGTGGGAAAACGACAGGTCAGTTTTATTAAAATTGCAGATTTTGCGGCAACCAGGACTTTTTCAGGTACATACAGTGATGACTCATCCACACTGACAATAAATTCCAATGAGACCATATGGGGAGGTATCAAATTGCTGATGATTAAATAGTAATACTGCTCAATAATTTACCTCTAACCATTTAGTTAACTAAGAACTTTGAAAATTTTATAAATATGTTTCATGATTTCATGAAAGGAGCTGATAAATTGGAAATTAAAGGAATTGACGTATCATCGTGGCAAGGGAAGATTGATTGGAATAAGGTTGCAAATTACGGAATGGATTTTGCAATCTTGAGAATTCATCAGAAATCCGGCACAGATGCATCATTCGAACACAACTACAAGGGCTGTAAATCCAATGGAATTCTTATTGGTGGATATAAGTACAGCTATGCTTTAACATCGGCACAAGCTATCGAGGAAGCTGAGAACGTAATTTCTGTTCTTGGTGGACGTGGACTTGACTTTCCAGTATTCTACGATCTGGAATGGGCACAGCAAAGAAGTCTCGGAAAACAGGCTATCGAGAATATTGCAGTAGCGTTTCTGACCAGAATCAAGAAAGCTGGTTATAAGGCCGGTATCTACTGTAATCTGGACTGGTATAATAACGTTCTGTCAGATGCTTTGAAGCAGTATGATTGTTGGATTGCTCGTTATCCGGCAAGCGACAATGGTTCTGTGCAGGAAAGATTGCGTCCGAATGTCGGTGTAGGCTGGCAGTATTCCAGTAAAGGAAAAGTTCCAGGAATCAGCGGAAATGTTGATATGGATGTGTTCTACAAAGACTACAGAGATTCTAACCAGAAAGGAGAAACCAAAATGGTAAAAATCAGTAACTGCGGACATGATGAACGCGGAAGATATGCAGGTGGGAAAGCAGGAGATCAGACTGGTACAGAATATCAGATCATGAACTGGTACAGCAGACCGTGGCTCTGTGTTCTAAGATTCAATGACGCTAAAATCGCAGCCATGATCGCAGACATGGCGACAAAAGCGGCACAGAACAATCTCATCGGATACGATCAGGGCACTGCCGGAAACAGCAATGACCGGTATTCGTTCTGGCGGCACTTAAAGGCAAGTAACTACGATCCGGCGCAGATCACAATAGCTTGTGAATCTGACTGTAGTGCAAGTACAGCTGCAATCGTTAAGGGTGCTGGATATCGCCTAAATAATGCAAAACTGAAAGCAGTAAGCATCTATCTGACAACGCGAAACATGAGAGCAGCAATGAAGATTGCCGGTGCGAAAGTACTGACGGATAGAAAGTATCTGACATCCGGTGACTATCTAAAGGCAGGAGATATCCTCCTGAATGATAACCACCACGTGGCTATCGCTGTTACCACTGGTGCAAAAGCAAGTACGCTTTCAACGCCAACTATTCTGTCTAAAACTCCGAAGTGGGTGGGAAAGGTGACTGCAAATACACTTAATGTCCGCACATGGGCAGGAACAGAGTATGCACAGCTTAAAAGCTATCCTACACTTGCAAAAGGCAATTTAGTTGATGTATGCGATATCATTAAAGCAAAAGACAAAGCCGACTGGTACTACATCCGCATTGCCGGAAAGTACTTCGGTTTTGTTTCTGCAAAATACATCAAAAAAGTATAAAATATCCCGGGGTTAATTCCCCGGGAGTTTCTTTTTAAAATTAATGATAGCATCATTGCGCCAGCGAACTGGCACATAGAAGATGTCATTAATCATTTTTTTGAATTTTTGGGAAAATGTCTAGCTCAAAATTAATCTCGTTACCTTTGCCGTAAGTGTTTTTTATATTTTTCGAGTAGACGACTTTTTCAACTAGATTCTTGAGCATTCTATTTCGTGATTCTATGTTAAGGTCCCAATAGTTATTAAGCAGCTCTTCACAACGCGGAATAAAATTCGACTGTTGTGCCTTAATATTCTCATCGTGTTCGATTTCTTCTCTTAATTTCGTAATAATATCAGAGCATGATTGGATAGACCTAGCTATGGTTTTGGAGCGTTCAAGGAAGACTTCTGTGGTGTAGATTCCTCGCTCAAGCAGATCGTATTGTTTTGCTTTTTGGACATTTAAGCTTTCCAGCTCACTTTCTTTTTCGCGTATAAGATTTTGCTTAGATACTATACCAGAATTGATAGTATTATATGGAACATTAATATCATTGTTCAGCTTATACTTCTCTGTTATTTCTTTAATTCCATCAAGCACAGCTTTTTCAACTAGAGATAATTTGCTACTCACTGTAGGGCAAGACGTATATGGACACATGAGGGTATCTTCCTGTCCGCGTTTTTGATGAGGGCGGCGAACCATGGCACGACCACACTTGCTGCAATAGACAATTCCGGCAAGCGGATTGCGAACTGTGTTTTTTATGCTAATCGGACGGGGTGGGTTCTTTTGACGTATCTCTTGCACAGAATTATACAGATCGTCTGATATAATAGACGGATGCAATCCCTCACAGATAAGGACATTCCTGGACCGTGGGCGTGTCTTGACTACTTGACCATTCTGTATAGTCTTTACTGTTTTTCGACCATTCCACCGGATTTTTCCTATATACACCGGATTTGTTAGAATTCCCTGTATGCTGGCAGGAGTCCAGTCACCACCTAGCGCAGATTTTATTCCCATGTCGTTTAATTTCCGTACAATCTTCGCAACTCCAATTTGCTCACAACCATCACCGGCATACCATGTGTAGATCATTTTTACAATCTCAGCTTGAGCCGGAACAGGTCGGAGAGTATAACCTTTTTCTCTTGCGAGCTTAATTCTTTCGTATCCGTAAGGCGGTTTGTTTCCACAGTATTTGCCCTCTTTGACTGATGAGATTCTTCCGGCATTTAATCGACGCTTGATAGTTTTATACTCTCTGCGGCTCATAAATAGTCCGAACTCAAAATACTCTTCATCAAATTCATTGTTCGGATCATATATTTTTGTAGGGGTAATAATCTTCGTGTCAGAGTATTGAAAAGCTCTGGACACAACACCTTGGTCGATGGTGTCACCTCTGGCAAGACGCTCTACTTCGACAACCAAAACACCGTCCCACATGCCGGATTCTACTTCGTGAAGGAGTTGCTGCATGACAGGGCGGTCGGCGATAGTTTCTCCAGATACCACTTCGCGGTAAATTGCGCCCACAATGTACTCTTTTTTCTTTGCGAGATCTAACAGAATCCGCTGATGTCTGGCGAGTGTTTCGCCCTCTCCATGTGCTTCAGCTTCCCGATCGGCTCTGGATTTCCTTAAATAGATGCATACTGATTCATTCATTTCATCATTCTCCTTTTTTACACTTGTACGGCAATCCCGGAGATGATATACTTAATGTGTAGGTAAGATTATCACCGAGATTGTCTTATTTTTCAAAAAACCGGTTCCCGTTGGTAGCAGGAGCCGGTTCTTTTTATAAAAGTTCTGATTTTTTCTGGTCAAATTCTTCTTGAGTAATAATACCGCTATCTAAAAGCTCTTTGTAATCCTTCAGTAGTTCAACGGATGTTTTCTGATTTCGAACATTTTCAACAGCATCAGAGCTTTTGGAAATATTGAAGCTCTTTAACTGCATATCTATATTTGAACTACAGCGGAATCCAATAATATTTATTTGATTGGTTTCGATATTCCGCATTTTCATAGATGCATAAGAATCCACTTCAATGTTATCACTTGTTGTGGTAGCAGTTCCAGTAGTAGTGGAATTATTCTTTCCTTTAGTTTTCTTTCCGGTTCCAACAGCTGCACCGACAGCTGCGCCGACAACAGGGTTTCCAAGCGTGACAGCTGTAGCAGCCGTACCAATAACAGCACCAGCTAATCTTCCTTTTCGTTTTGTTTTTTCTTTACTTTTCCCTTTAGTGTGAGATGTTGTAGTTGTCTTTTCTACTGTTCTGTATTCCGGCCCGTTCCATTCATAGTCGAAAAGTTCATATTTGGTTGGAGCATCTGACACTGTAACAGATCCATCTTTCCATTGCTTCAAATCAAATCTTGTGTGTTTGGAACCAAGCTCAAAATCCTCCTTACCGGATATAACTCTCAGATTCAATACTCGAACAGGTTTTTCTACAACCGCCGGCTGGGTTGCTACGGAATTATTTGATATTGCAGGTTTTTGAACCTTATTTTTAATAGACAGCAAAAGTGCAAAAATAAGATACAAAACAGCAATTCCAAATACCTCAAGTACAACAACGACCATAATATTGTCTGATGAAAGATCGTTTGAACTCATCAAGGCCACAATCATTAATACAATTAATGCGGTCCAAACGATCATCAACACATTTCGTATTTTTTTCATATTTCCCCCTTTTGACACGATTACTCAAAATTCTCGATATAATTCTTATATAGATTCCTTATTTTGGCAGCCTCCCTCTGCCTGATTGGAACAATATCCCCCGATATCATCTCAAAATGATCTGATGCATCTTTAATTTCGTCCATGTTGACGATATAACTTTGATGGCAACGGAGAAATCTTCCATCAAGATGCGGCTCTATATCTGACAGCTTTCCACGTGCTACATGTATAACGCCGCAAGTACAGTGGACGAGAATTGATTTATTTCGGCTTTCTATGTATTCGATGTGACGGAATTCTACCCGATGTAAGTGATCTCGGTTTTTGATAGTCAAGGCTTTCTCACGGATATCTTCCAATGTGTGTGCTACGACAGAATACATGCGTCCATGCTCAGAGCCTTTGATGATGTAATGCACTGGCAAGACGTCCAATGCGTCAAATACATAGTTTTTGTATGCTGTCCAGAAGGCAATGTTGCCATTATATCCATTTTTCCTGAGCTGTCTTGCAACATTTATGCCATTCTCATTATCAAGGACCACATCCAACACGACTATATCGTACCATTGACCGTCTGCTATATCGTCAATCAGCGGCTTTCCACTACTATAAGTGTTTAGCGTGTAACTCTTGTCTCCGCGCTTTTTCAAAAACTCATCAACATGAGCCTTAAAAAAATCAATCTGTAAAGAATTATCGTCACAAATCGCAATTTTCATGCAAATCAGTCCTTTAAATTGTCATTTTCGCCATTTGCGTTAAATAAGAATTCTATATGTTATAGTTGATTATAGCATCATGCAATATAGTTGTAAATATACGTTTTTAGGTGATTTGTGAAATGAAAATAATCAAAAATATACTAATTATAATAGGAGCTGTACTTTTGCTTAATTACATTGTTTGTTTACCAATGTGCGTAGACGATTATATCCGCGAAGAGTCAGAAGTGTATTCTGTCCAAAATGCGTACAGGTCTTCTAACCTACATAAGAATAACACCCATGAAATAAAGCAGACCATGCCGCCATTTTTATTCGCCCTGCCGCTAAATAGAAAAGACTATATCTTTGATGTTACGAATAATTTCTATGCAATCATAAACATATCGGTGTATATCTGGCAGTTTCCAAGGGCGAACATTAGTGGTATAATAGCAAAAAATGAACGAATGTTCGGTCATATTTCCCACAAAACGCACATATACTGTAATGTAGGTGGTAATTACAATAGGGAGGGTTATTTATGGATTATAAGAAAGAGATTATTGAGATGATACAGAAAATACATAGTGAATCAATGATAAAATTTATTTACGGGTGCGTAAAAAGGGCTTATAAAGAAGAAAGGGCAGGAAAATAATTCCTACCCTTGTGCTTTAGAAAATAAACTTCTCAAAAAAATCACATAACAAATCTTTTTTATCGGGCGGCAGGTTATCGTATTCAAGAATGATTCTTTTGAAACGAGGGTCTGACTGCTCGATTTTTGTAACTACGTCTCCAAATTCAATATCAGGGTCTTGATTCTCTTTTAAATCTGTCAAATCTGACATTCTTATTCGGAAATAATCGGCCAAAGCTCTAATCTTTCCGGTTCCTGGCATCGAATTACCTTTGCACCACATATTAAATGTAGATGCGTTTGTTCCAATGGCTTCAGCGATTTCCTTTTGCTGTTTTCCACTTCTTGAAATGTACTTATTAAGATTATTCGAAAAGATCTTTTTCTGCTCTTCAGTTGTCATGATTCTTTTCCTCCTTACATTTTGTATTTTACATCATATTTATAAAAAATTCAATAGTCAATTCAATTATTTTGAATTTTGGTGTTGACAATTCAATTCAATTGAATTATAATAAGCTCAGAAGCTAAGAAAGGAGATGAGTGAATGCCAAAAATTTCATTAGAAGCCGTTCGTGTGAACGCAGGATATAACCAGAAAGAATGGGCTGAAATATTCGGTATTTCCAATGCTACAGTGGTTAACTGGGAAAAAGGAAAAACTGAGCCTACATTATCACAACTTAGAAAAATGAGTGAACTTTCTGGAATCCCTATGGATTTTATTTTTGTGCCAAATAACTTCAATTAAATTGAATTAGAAAGGAGCGTAAATGGACGCATTACAATTTAACAAAGCCGTCAGCCAACACTGCAAAGAATCTGGTGGAGACTGTTGCAAATGTGACCTACGGCTTTACTGTTACCTATCGCCCAGCGAGCGACCGGATGAGTTAGTGAGTTTGGTTATTGATTTTTTGCATAACCGCATTGAAAACCATGATCATTATACCCATCACAGTGCGGCTTCATTTCCGTGTATTGATGATATGGACATGAGCACCGCAGTAGGCGGCGACTGTTACCAGAAACCTCATACTCTTCACAAACGTTCACGTGCTTGTGAATCTTGTGGCAATGATACAGTCGTGTAATTGTTTCAACCATATAATTCCCCTTTCGTTATACTCGGCATGTCGGTGCCTGTAAATGCATTATAGGTAGAGGGAAAAGGAAACGTCAATAGAAAGGAAATCATCAATGAAAAAATTAACAGCGGTTTTAGTGTTCGGAATCATGGCAACAGGCGTTACTGCTTGCTCAACAGCAAGTACAGTAAATTACAATCTCAACAAAGAAGCGGATGAGTTCAATGTGTACAGAAAAATCACCGTAACTAATGCCAGAACCGACACTATCATGTTGCAGGCAGAGGGGTATATGTCTCTTAGCAATAACAGTAGCGATGAGCTTGTAATGACTATCAAGACAGGTGAGGGTACATACTTTAAGGATTACATCTACTTGAACGACTGGACCTGTTATGTGATGGAGCAAACAGAGCCGAACACAGTAGACAAATATCACTATGAATTAGTTTTCTATCCGGAAAGAATTATTCCAAATGTAGAAATCAAATAAAAAGCCAATATAAGGAGGATTTGATGGAGAAACATTTTGCAGAAGAAGCAAAATAGCAGAAACATCATAATCTATCGTAGAAAGGAGAGATTGTAATGGCAGTAATCAAAACAATTAAAAAAGGGGCTGGGGTAATCAGAATACATGATGATTACTGCAAGGATAATACACCTGAAGACAATCAGAGGATTGTAGATGAGTGTTCAAGAATCATCTTGAACTACTATCTAAGAAAAGAAGCAAATTTGACGTAAGTGCCCCGGAGGGAGTCGACACCTCCACCCCGGAGCCGTAAACCACTAAAACAGTCTTAGCGGATTACAGGACAATCATAACATTTCTTCCTGTATTTCGCAAGAGAACAGGAGGATTTTTTATGAAGAAAACCGAGGGTAAAAGCACAATGGATAGCGCAAAAGTAACCAGTTTTGAAGATTTTGAAAGTTCCTATGCAGTGGAAGTCGTAAGAGAAGCCAAGAAACAGACACAGAAATGGTTCTGTGCATGGGGAATTACCATGGCGGCATTGATTCTTTCAAATGCAGCATGGGTATTCCTTAGATAGAGGGGTACGAATGAAAAAATATCGTAAACGAGAAATTTTGATGTCAATAGCAATCGGAATCCTTTTAACATTCCTTCCAGCATGGGAGTGGACAAATGGATTTGATCGGATTCTGGCAGCGGCAGTTATAAGCCTGATTCTGATAGGAAATCTATGAAAGGAGAAAAATGAACGAGAAGAAAATTAAGGAATTGTTCGAATTGTGTCTGAGGGTTTCAAATGAAACAACGGCGCATGTGAATTTTGACTATACGGCGTGTGACGACATATCCAGAGTTTATATTTATGTATTTAATGATGCAGGGGAGATCGTAAAGCATTTTTCAGTGTGCCAGTTTTACGAGTTTCCGTCCGAAGCTGGAAGTTTTGAGGGTGCGAAGAAATACCTTTTGGAACTGCTTATCAACGGGAGGTGTCCGCTATGAACTTCACTGGCAACGGAGATATAAAGGATGAATACCTGGAAATCATTACGCATAGACATTCCGGGCCAATAAAAAGACAAGCAAGCAACTATAGATTAGTAGAAAGAGAGGGAAATAAGAATGAATCTGTACGAAATCGAAAATGAAATCCTTAATTGCGTAGATATGGAAACAGGGGAAATCGTAGATATCAAAAAGCTTGAATCTCTGCAGATGGAAAGAGATCAGAAGATTGAGAATATTGGTTGCTGGATTAAGAACCTTCTGTCAGATGCGGATGCCCTGGACAAGGAAAAGAAGAATCTTGCAGCGAGACAGAAGGCTGCTGAAAACAAAGCAGCATCGTTGAAATCGTATCTTTTGAAGTATCTTGATGGTGAAAAGTATAAATCAGCGAAAGTTTCTATCTCTTACAGAACAGGTACTTCTGTAGACATTGCAGAAGGAGCAGTTGTTCCGGATAAATTTCTTAAATATTCAGAACCTACACCGGACAAGACTGGATTAAAGGCAGCATTAAAAGCTGGCGAGATATTACCTGGAATCACATTGGTAGCATCGCAGAATATCCAGATTAAGTAGGAGGGTGTATGGAGAATCTTGAATTATATAACAAAGTACGTGAAGTTCCGCAGGATGCAAAAAAGACGATATCCGCTGGAAGGATTAAAGGGTTCACAGATATTAATCCCATGTGGCGCATCAAATGCCTGACGGAGCAATTTGGACCGTGTGGAATTGGATGGTACTACAAAACTGTAGAGAAATGGACGGAGACAGTAGGAGATGAGACATGTGCGTTTGTTATGATCGAGCTGTATGTGTTGTACGATGGCAAGTGGTCTCAGCCAATCTCTGGAACCGGTGGAAGCAGACTGGCAACCAACGAGCGGTCAGGAGTTTATGTATCTGATGAATGTTACAAGATGGCCACGACAGATGCATTATCAGTTGCCTGCAAGAATCTTGGTATTGGAGCAGACGTTTATTGGAAAGAAGGAAAGACAAAGTATGATCAGACAGGAAGTGCATCCAATGAGCTGTCCAATACGGATATATCCGCCCTTAGATCATACATGAAAACAAATGGACTGGATGAAAAGAAAGTCCTTGAGAAGTATCGCCTGACTTCTATCAGCCAACTGACGATTGGAAATGTAAAGGCGATAACGGATCCAAAGAATCTTGAATATTTCCAAAGAAATTGTGGTGAGTAAGATGGAATTTACCGGAAAGATAAAATCATTGGCGAAAGATCTTGTGACAGAGAAATGGAACCTGCAGGTAGAATTGAATGAAGATGCACATGAAGCCAGTGAGCTTATAAGATGTGATAAGCTGGATGTTCGACTTAAACAGCACAAGGACAAGCGTTCTTTGGACGCAAATGCTTACTATTGGGTATTACTCACGAAGTTGGCCAAAGTCCATGGATGGACGAATGATGAAGCTCACAACCGCCTTTTGAGACGATATGGGCAGATTGAAAGAGTGGATGGAAATCTGATAGCTGTTTATCTCCCAGATACGGAAGAGACAGAAAGGGATGTCCTGAGCAAAGTAGAATATCACCTTAAACCGCTCCCTAATACAGTAGTCACACGTGATGGGGAGATCAAGAGGGTATATATACTCCTGAGAGGTTCAAGTACATATAACACAGAAGAGATGGCACAGCTGATCAGCGGGCTGATCCAGGACTGCAGAGAATCAGATATACCGGACAGTGAGATCATGACACCATTTGAGAAACAGAAACTCTTGGAACAGTATGGAATAGGTGGAGAGAATGAACAGACGAACAAGGGCATTGCAGTTTGATGCAAAGACCAGAAGAAAGATTCTTGACCGGGATAACGGCTGTATCTTCTGCCAGATCGGATTCTACATGCATGCGGTATCAGATTTCCAATATAAACAACTTGAAATCATGCATATCGTTAACCGGTCGCAGGGCGGACTTGGAATCGAACAGAATGGAGTTACCGGATGTAAATACCATCACCAGCTCCTGGATAACGGAGCAAAGGGATTAAGGCCGGACATGCTGGCCTATATAGAAAAATACATGAGCCGAATGTATCCCGGATGGGATCCTAAAGAACTCGTGTATAAGAAATACGGGTGCAACTAAAATCCTATAGATATATCACATGATCATCTCCCAGGGTGTGACCTGTATAGCTCCCTGGGAGGGAAAGGAGAAATATGAACAGCAGAAACAAAGGTGCTGCCGGTGAAAGAGAAGTAGCCGGTATCCTTCGTGGATATGGGTACAAGGCAAGGAGAGGTCAACAGTATAGCGGAGCTAATGGCGATGCAGATGTGGTCGGTCTTCCTGGTATACATATAGAGGTAAAGAGAAGGGAAAAGCTGAACATATACGATGCTATAGATCAGGCAAAAAGAGACAGAAAATCGGATGAACTTCCAGCAGTATTTCATCGGAAGAATCATTGTGAGTGGCTTGTTACGATGCCGTTGGAGGACTGGATAAAGATATACAGGGAATGGGAGGCTGGTTATGGATTATGTAAAGATCAGCAGGAAAATTCTTGAGTGGGAATGGTATACAGATGCAAATACCAAGGTGCTGTTCCTGCACATCCTGTTAAAAGCAAACTGGAAAGACGGAAGGTTTCAGGGAATAGAAGTACCAAGAGGATCATTTGTGACTTCTTTACAGAATCTAGCAGCAGAAACAGGTCTTACAGTAAGGAATGTAAGAACGGCACTAAAACATCTGGAAAATACCGGAGAAGTGACAAGCAACCGACACGTTAAATTCAGCGTAATTACGGTAAAAAACTACGACAGGTATCAGTCAGGCGACACACAAGTGACAGTCAATCGACAAGCAAGTGACAGTCAAGTGACAACAATAGAAGAAGGGAAGAAGGAAAGAAAGGAAGAATATAATAAATCTCCTAAAGGAGATTATGAGAGTGGAACTCCTGAAAACAGCATCTATTCCACGATTCGTGAATTGTACAATTCCGTTTGTGGGTCGTATCCCCGCCTGGTAAAGATGTCTGAGGCAAGGAAGAAGGCTATAAATGCCAGAATGAAAACAGGTTACACTCTTGATGACTTCCAGACTTTGTTTGAAAAGGCAGAGGCTTCCGACTTCCTGAAGGGAAAAAATAAACGCAACTGGTCAGCAACATTTGACTGGTTGGTCAGTGATTCCAACATGGCAAAGGTCCTTGACGGAAACTATGATACGAGAAAAGAGGCGGTGGAAAATGGACCAGAACCAACAAACTCAGTCCAGCTCTGGTGAATGTCCTGTATGCCATGGAACAGGATGGGAGATATATAATGCCACGGTGTATGACTATGGTCTTCCAGAGGTGGTTCAATATGCCAGAAGGTGTCCAAAATGCAAAGGTGGATACAGAGCTTTAGATCATACCGGTACACCGAAGGAATATCATGATGCTGATCTTGGAAAGTTCGATTTTGGAATATATCAGCACGACATGAGTAAGCTGAAAGACTTGTGTATCAATTTTCTGAACCACTTCGACAAATGGGAGATGGCAGGAAAAGGCTTGTATCTGTGGAGCAGGACACCTGGAAGCGGGAAAACATTTCTGGCTTGTTGCCTGGCGAAATCGGTGATGATGAAATATGACCTGCAGATGCGTTTTATAACAGCACCGGATTACATAAATGTTGTTGGTGACAGCTACAAACGCGATCGGGGCGAAGAAGATCCGAGTCAGGTTTACCGTGAATGTAGGATCCTGGTCCTGGATGATATCGGGGCGCAGGCTGACAAGGAATGGCAGCGGCAGGAAATATTCCGGTTGGTCAACAAGCGGATGGAAGATGGAAATATA